GACTAGAACAAAGTTTGATATTCCCTTCACTGTCATTGACAATGGATCGGGCACGTTTCATGGAGCCTTGGAAGACCTTGCTTTGTCTGGTGGCTCTACCCTAGAGTGGGTGGCTCCCCGTCGCATCTTGAAAGTCCCTGTGGACCTGCCTCTCAAGGGAGGCATGGTTATCGAAAGCCCTCAAGGCATCAAGTATATGGTGGCCTTCTATTCGCCCAGCGAAACCTCGCAGGGAGAACCGTTCAGGGCTTTCAAACTTTATCAGGCCACGGTGATTGCTACCCTGAGTCGACGCACGACAGTGATCGATCCTAGAACTCAGCTTAAACGCGAGGGTCCTGTAGGGCCTGGCAAGGAAATCTATGCGAGCTTCGAGCCTCTCCAAGAGGCATTTGACCGAGAGCTTCGTATTCCGAACGAGAAGACTCGTCTCGTGACCAATGAACACATTAAAGACGGCGACATCATCAACGGCGAGACCGTGATTGAGGCGCATGAGTTCCTCGGCCTTTGGGGCGCTGTTCTAGGTTAAGCTATCTTCCAGCTTCAATAATACTGCGTTGGGAATCTTTCTTTCCATGTAGTAGGACATGAACGGCTCAACCACCCGACGGTATTTGCCCTTACTAGGCTGACCAGTCAGCTTACGAGCTACCGAGTCTGCAAACCTGCTCATGAAGACTCGATTGTACGAAGCCTTTTGACCGATACCGGGGAGGTCTGAAACGCTCATGCGGCGGAAAGGCTTTACTTCCAGCCTGCCGATCATGATGTTGCGTGACTGTCCACCTCGTGAGCGGCCCAGAGTAGACACTCTACCTTCTGATAATCCAGTCGGAGTAAACTTGACACTGATAGGACCATGTGCTGAGCGATATGTCCCGACATCAGCCAGTTGCTTTTGGAGTCTTCCGGTATTCTTGAACCAGCGCCGGGTGCGATATTTCTTCACCTTCCGTTTCATGTAGGCTTTAGTTCTGGTAGCCCATACTCCTGTCATGGAAGCAATACTCATGGGAGAAGAACTCGTCATGTAGCGAGACACTCTGCCGGTGATCGATAGATTTCCTGGAGGAGGATTGTTGGGATTAGCTAAGCCAATCCCCATGCGTGAAATATCCCGAGCCATCTTCTGTAGCTCTCGCTCCACCACAGGTACGAAATCTCGTTGGAGATTTGCTTTCAGCTTTCTCTGTCGATTCTTTGCGGCATAGAACCCGATCTTATCAATAGCCAAACTGGCAGGCTTCTCCAGATCCGACTTGTCGAGTCTCTTACCATTCCCCCAAGTCAGATTGAGGTTGATATTGATGTCTGCATTATCGGGCATAGTCCGCTCGCTTCAAGCTGATCCCAACTTGGCGAACTGTTCTAGCCTCTGACTCTCCTGCTGGCAGGATGTCAAAGCTGGTCACCTGTAGCTGCGAGAACGGATTGTTGTCTGCATCGGTCACTGTCCATACCAAGTATTCCGGCTTGAGCGGGTGAACACAGACCTTGCGAATTTCGTTGAGGATTTCTACCTCACGGAATAGGTTGGCGTCTCGCACAACGGAGACGATGATGGCGAACTCGATGTCGGGAAGGTGGTCTTCGTTCTCTGAGAAAGTCCAGTCGGCAACACCGATCAGGTCTTGGTTGGGAAGTTCATTGACCTCTTGGCGAGCGTCCCAAGACATGTAGCTAAGATCGGTAGTGATCCCAGACTCATTGCACTTTTGGACTACCTCTTGAACCTTGTTGACCAGAGTAGCGTAGACCGCCATCAAGTCGAATTTGCTAGCTGCCATTATTAAGCTCCAGTTGTTGCGTCTGGACCTCTATCAGATAGCACGAAAATGTCAATCACGGGGACGATCTCATAGTTCGGATCAAGGACCAGCAGGGCGCTGTTTACTACACCAGTCAGGCTGGATTCCAGAGCTTCCCAGTTGATGTTGTTCCAACGCTCGTAGCTGCTTGTGCCGCTGTCATACTTGCGCGGGAGACGAATCTGTAGGGTAGGGAAGACGGCAAGAGCAGCCAGAGCCTCGATGGCTCTACCAATCTTGAACGAGTCTAGGTCGCCTGTGTCGAACAGGGTAAGGTCAGTGTCTTCACCGGCCAAGTCCACCATGCCGAGGTAGGCCTCGAACAGGGAAATCTCGTTGTCGGGAAGCTCGTCGGCATCTACACCAAGCAAGTCACGGACACCCTTGGCTGACACAGGAAAGCCAATCGGTGTGTGGATCATGTAGGTTACTTGATCGTCAACAGCTTCCGTGGCTGTTGTGTATTCCCACTCAAGAGTCATCTGCTCGAAGAGGGGTTTGGATAGCGAGTTGCTACCAGCTGGGATTGTGATTAGATAGCTCACTTGACCAACTGAAACGGGGACGGTCTCAGTCAAGACTACGTCCCCGTTCTGATTGTAAAGTGTGTACGTGAGATCGCTGGTCGGTTGACCAGAAGAGAACTGTACTAGATGGCGGAATTTCTTGCCAGCTTCAAGCACATTAGTTTACCTTCTTGAGCTTTCCACGATTGAGGTTGGTCTGAACAAACTGGTTGTTGTCGAGTACTTCGACACCTTCCTTCTTGTCAGTGTAAGTCGTACGAGTCACAGGATCATACAGCTGAGTTCCGTCAGCAGCACGGACCTTGATCTTCTTCGCTTCGTCCTGATTGAAGGTGGCGATGCCTTCCTTCGGAGCAGGAGCGGAAGCAGTCTTCTTTTCAGTAGTGTCTTTCTTGGCGTTGTCAGCCATAATTCTTCTCCTTAAAATGATAGGGCGGGAAAGTCCCGCCCTATCGAATCACTTAGGCAATCGCGTCGAGATTCAGAATCTCACGAGTGTCTCCGAAGATCAGGCGATACCCAGCATTCTTAGTGCTGTAGAGGTTAACACGCTGGTTCTTCATGATCTGCTCGCTTTCCTCGATGTCCGATCCATTTTCGACCAACTCTTCGAGCGTGTCGTTCTTGGAGAAGCCCATCAGCTGGTTGGCAGCAGCATCCGATGACAGAGCGAAACGGATGTTGAAGTCAAGCTGCGGGTTGGCCTGAGCAGCAGTCACACCAGCGCGCTGGAGGACTTCGCTCTGACTCATGCCTTCGGCAATCGACGGCTTGGCGAACATCAGACGCCACTGGAGATAGGTATCCCAGTTACCCACGACCGTGTCAATCGGGGCACCCTTCTTGGCGCGCTCAACGAGCCACGCGGTCAGGATTTCCCAGTTGATGCGACCCTGAGCAACAGTACCTACGTCGAGGTTGTTGTCAGTTTCGACAGCGGAGGCATTGCGAACCGGAGCGGCACCGTGAACACCATCACCATTGACCATCAGGGCATAAGCCGTTCCGGTCTGGGCGATCTTCGTAGCCTTCTCAGCGCGCATCACATACGGCGTAATCAGGTCAAGCGAGGCACGACGAGCGAACTCGTACGTCCATTCAAGTCCGACACCGAACTTGAAGATCTTGACCGACTGGTCGCTGGCCTTGATGCTCCACACAGGAACACGGGCACCCTCAGCGATCATTCCGTAACGCTCGTAATCTTCTTCCGAGTCAGTCACAACGGTCGTGATCAGTTCCGTACCGTTGATGGTGCGGCTCTGAGCAACGAGAGCGTCAGGAGTTTCGAACTCAGTCTGACGATACTTCCACTGCACAACGTCGTCAATGACCTCAGGGAAGAGGGCACGGACACCGCGATACGAAGCGAAGGCATCAGCAGCAGCCTGGAGAACCACACCGTTCTTGTAGTCGTCCCGCGTCGGGAGACCAAGGAACAGCTTGGCAGTTTCGTAACCGTCGAGCTTAAGCTCAGCGGCAAGACCTTCCGGCTGGATGGCAAGGCGCAGATAATCTGCGACGTTCAGGCCGTATTCCTTAGCGGAGGCAAGCAGTCGAAGACCGGCTTCACCCGATTCGCTCTGGCTATCGGCCTTGAGCTGGCCAACGACGTCCTCTACAGAACGACGATTAGCAGTAAGCTCTGTAGTGGGCTTAAAGTTCATTTGAAATTACTCCTGTTCTTCTCTTATTGTTCTACGATCACGTAGTCGTCAGCGACTGCGAGAACCACATTCTTGGCCGGATCGGCAGCTGCTGCCGACTTGACAAGACCTGCACCAGCGCCGACCGCAGTATCACCGCGATTCATGACTGTGGCAGAATCCTTCTTGATGCGCTTACGGAAACGTGTTTCAACCGAGACGGTAACAACACCTTCCTGCGAACGATCTTCTACTTGGAAGATGCGACCATAGATGGCCTCACCATCAGCAGCGACTTTAACGGTAGCATCAGCAGACGTATCGAGCGAGACAACGCGGCCAATAAGTTCCGCGTCGGTCAGGTTGCTACCTGCCGCGAGGAACATAGTGAAAGCGAAGTCGTGCTGTGTGAAACCGTCAAGCACTACCTGATTGGGACTGAAAGCCATTCTAATTTACTCCTTAATTCTTCGAACGGTAGGCATCAGCCGAAGCCTTGAGACGAGCTTCGTCCTTGGCCTTGGCAAGATCTTCTTCGCTCTGACCACCGCTAGCTGCCGTCGAGGCACCACCGGCTGGGATCAAAGCACTCAGGCGAGCTTCATTCTTGTCAATGAAGTCAACCATTTCTGCGACGTTGTCGAGAGCCTTGGCATCTGTGTCCCCGTCAAGAGTTTTGAGGGCGACATACTGCTTGCCAATATAGGCGTTCAGGGCAGTCGTCTGTTCCTCGGTCATTCCTTCGTCCGAGTCGGCTTCGTTGATCTGAGTCTGGAGAGCATCACGCTCTTCTGTCAGGGTGGCGATCTGAGAGTTAAGATCAGAAACCTTCTGTTCTTCGGCGCTCAGCTTCGACTTAACATCACTCAACTCAACAGCAAGATTCTGCTTCTCGCCGTTCACAGTGTTAAGCTGCGTCATGAAACTTTCAAAATTCACTTCTTCTACTCCTTCGTCACTGGCTGAGGCCGTGCAATAATAATTTCCTAGCTCAACACCCGCAGCAGCAAGTCTCTGAGCTTCTTGTCCCAACTTAGCATCAGACGGTGCAATAATCTTGGAATTTTTGGCTGCACCGCGACTAACCAAACTAAGTTCGAATACTTCTTCGACGCCCACTAGATTAGTGTGGACTCCGTTCTCGCCAATTTTGTGTCCTTCATCGCACTCAAGCTTGATGAAAGGCATGTAATCATCATTGGCTGCTGCTTCCATGTAGTCGAATCCACATTCCGAGCAGAGCATTTTGCTCTGGTGGAACTGAATGGAGACTTCATCGATGGACCCTGAATTCAATTTGGTCAGAATCTTTTCTTCCGAGCTATCAACATAGAGATAGCCACGCAGTTCGACCTCACCATCGTCGCGAGGGATAGCCTCGGCGTAGAAGAATTTCCCGTACGGGGTTCCTCTCATATCGTGGTCCATCATCAGCGGGACCGCATCTCGGTTCACCTGCTGAGCCAGCTGGGCAATAGTATTCGGGCTGATCTTAGCCTTGTGGAATACAGTTCCGCCCTTGCCTCGAAGAGCAATGGTGCTGGTAGCTGTCACTTCATAAACATGAAGATTAGAGACGTCCACACCTTCGCCTACCGTCTTCGACAGTAGGGCTGTGATGAATGGAGTCTTGGTAAGTTCTTTCATTATTAGCCTCCAATATCCTGTTCTTTAACTTTTTTCAAGTCAACCATTTCAAACCTCACCACTCTTAGTTCTGTTTGACTTTGCATTCTGACCACCTTCGCTGACCTGTCCTCGGCCATTAGCATCATCGTTCGGGCTGATTCTCTCAGCGTTGACGTCGATCTTCTGCTGTTCCAAGAAGCCAGTGCCAGAAAGTTCTGGGGCGTCTGCCGGTGGCAGGGTGCCATACATTTCAAGGTAATACTTGGCGTCCGAGATAAGTCCAAGCGACAGGTCCTGTGCCAGTCTCGATCTCTTCATCGTCAGGTGAGGCTCAAGCTCAAGCACCGGACGGAGTTCGATTGGGGTGAAGTAGCACTCGACATGACCTTGGAAACCTGCGATACGTGCAGCCAGTGTCAGCGCCTCGCTGATGATCGAAGCGACGGTCTCGTTGAGGCTGTCACAGTTCATAGCGAACAGACGGCTTTCTGCCGATGCGGTGTCCCCGTTGGTTCCCTTACCCACGACCGAAGGCATGGTCTTGAGAGCAGCTTGGTTCTGAGCGTCCAGAGTTTCGATGACTTCCCTGATTTGCAAAGAAGCGCCAGGGTTCTTTTCGTTAATCATCCCAGCCTCGACAGCATCGGTGTGAACAAATGCTTGGTCAGGTCGAATGTTAGCGAACGTGCCACGAATAGATGTCAACTGGCTGTCGACGAATTTCTGTCGAGCCTTTGGATCTGTTCTTAGCGCAGGCGGAGCATTGGCCATGAGAACTTTCTCGACGACGCTGATGTCGATGCGAGGGTAGCCCGTCATACGCATGATATTGAATAGCTCTTCGATCACCTGAGTTCGAGCAGCAATGGTGTTGATACTCGACACGAACATCGAGTATCCATAGATGCTGTTCGGGTTCTGGTGGAACTTCGTAGAGAAGAACGTAGGGATATTCAGGTTTGTTCTGTCGTTCGCACCCTGAACCTTCTGATAAGGCACATAGACACCTGGCTTCTTCTCTTCCCATTCGATGGTAGCCATATCCACATTACGAAGCTCATACGGCTCCATCTGCTTGTCATAGACCAGTTCGATGCCGATAGCGCCACGCAACATGGTGCTGAATCTCAGATCGTCCAAGAATTGCTTGCGAGCAGACTTCGAGTTATACCCCAAGGTATAATCCGAGGTGCTGAACATGCGAGTAAGAATGCTCTGGGCAAGCTTAATACCATCAGGAGACATCTCACCATTGTTGTCGAAGGCGGTGATGACTAGGTCAGCAGAGCTTGAGATCGTTCCGTAGGCGAAGATAGCTGACGAAACGTCAGGGTCATGCCGCGTGAGATTGTCGAGCAGCGTACGGCTGTCGTCAGCCAGTCGGCTGTCGAAGAGGGAAGTTCGGTGATTGTCATATCCCGGCACCGCCCGAACGACGTCACCTGCGTTATACCCCGGAGTAGCAGCTGCACCACCAGCCTTGTTCTTCTTCTTCGGAAGTATGAAATCAAATGTTTCCAGAGAAGCCATACTTACTTAAACCCTTTGTTCTAAAACGGTCGAGCGGATCATTCTGCCCTCCGATGTTCATTCCAACAATAGACAGCGTCATAGCACTATCCTCTAAATTATGCAAAAACATATGCTCCGAAACTCTTCTTGCCAGAAGAGCAAAAGCCATGCTGTGGAAGAAGTGGTCATTGCCGTTCAACTTCACCCAACGTGGCTCTTTCTCAGGGGTTTCTTCCCTGACCATGTCGCGCAAGTGTGCCATGAGAGTGTCTTTATGTGAAGTATAACCACTAAGAACCGCCGATTCTGTAGTGATCGAGGTTCTTACCATGTCCAGAGCAAAGGTTCTGTTGGCGCTGTAGTAAATCAGGTTGCCAGCTTCATCCTTCTTGGGAGCAAGGATCGACTTACCTTCATAGGCGATAGGCATCAGCATACCGTTGGTATTCTCGCGGATGCTATCGACCTCAGGCGTGTAGGGATATCGGTCGGCACAGGCCTGAACGATGTTGTATTCCTTGCGAAGCTCGCTGATAACAGCAGGCAACTGAGAGGCGTGGCAGGTTCTGAACAGGAACCAAGGGTCTTTACCGTCTTGGTGTTCACCTACCAGCGTGATATGACAGATGGCACCCATGTCGACACCCATGAACACAGCGGCCATTCCGCCGGGGTTCTCCGGACGTCCATTCGAGGACATACAAGCCTTGATGGCTTCCTCTGGAATCTGAGCGGAAGCAGGACTATATGGCTCGCCCAGCACGGTGTTGTGGAAGCCCTTCTCGTTCTCGTTCAACTTATACTTGGCAAGCTGCTGGAAGATGTATTCCAGACTGATGCGATTGGTTGAGAACGGGTTGACCTTGTAGCCTCTGAACGTGTCTCTGGATGGGTGCCTAGCGACCCACTCACGTAGCTCAGAGTTACCAAGGTCGAGTCGGCTGTGACACTTGCTGCACTTGACGTAGGCATCCTTGATGTTCAGACCAGTGATCTGCTCAGGAGTCATATCTGTCAGCTTGTCCACCTCGAATTTCAAGTCGGGGATATGGACCCAATCCTGCTCGAACAAAGGAAACTGGTGGTGGTTGCAGCTTTCACAGCGCACGAGATAGTAGTGTTGGTCTGTGAGAGAGAAGTTCTTGTCGACCCCGTAGCCCATGTACGTCGGGGTGGAGAATGACTGAGTGATCTTGTAGTCGGAGTTCTGCAAGCGAGACTGAAACAGACCGATCATTGCTTCGTCGGAAAGATCGAGTTCGTCGTGGAACAGAATATCGGCTGGAATACTGGTAGCGGGACCTTCATTACATCCCGTGATGTATCCCCAGCTGTCTCCGATCTGGATAAGGTCCTGACGTCGGACGGGCTTATCAGCGGTCGGCGGATTGAAGACGTCATCGTTCTTCAAGATGGGAGAGATACGTGTCGTGTAGACACGCTTATACATATCCTCGGTTGGTAGGGTGAAGATGCCAGAGACACCATTCATGCGTCGAAGGAAGGCAAGGAACTTACGGACCTGAACCTCTGTCAGACCGATTTGAGAACACTTGATAACCGTCATGTTCGGATGCATATCGTTGGCGATACGCTCTTGGAACGGGTAGCGATTGAAGTTGAACGGCTTGCGGTTGAGCGTGGTATGCTCTGTCAGCCAGTCTCCGATAGGGACATCGTCGCCACTGGCGAGGAATTTCTGAGCAGCCTGTTTATGAAGTTCTTGAAATAGCTTCATTATATTTTTAAGTTTGCAACTTGCCTTATTTTTTCTCGCGCGGGTTGACGTAGCCGCTGGTTGGGGATATACCGTTCATCGATTCAACACGCAAGGAAAACGACACGGTATGGATAAATACCCCACCATTTCGCTTACGGAGTTGCAGAAGATCGCCAATGTTTTGGAGAACGCTAAAACGGACCCCAAATACCTAGACGGTCGGATTGCTCCTTATGACAAACCAACTAGAGAGATGCTAAAGTCTATGATTCCCGATCCTATAGTGAATGCCACTATAGAGACTGCGGAAGAAAAAGGCAAGGCTGGTCGTCCCAAGAAGGGTCCAGCTATTCCTATGGGAGAGCTTGAACGAGAGTTCGATGACCTCCGCAAGGAGATTCAGTCGCTCAAGACTGACGCAAAGGGGCTAGAGCCTCACGAGCGAATCCAGGTTGTTAAGACCCGTGCCGCTCTGATCGAAAAGATTTTGTCGATGAAAGAAAGGATCGGCAACATCAACAAGGTTGACAGGTTCATGGCCCTAGTCATCCAGATACTCGAAGATGAACTACCCCAAGAATCCCGCCTGAGGGTCTTGGACAAGCTTGAAATTTACCGAGAGGACGAAGAATAACATGACAATTTTTGCAACGAACGCGCCCCTCTATTGGGCGGTAGGCCTACCTGTCATTCCGCTCAAGCCGTTCGACTCTCTGGATAAGGGTGCGGGTAAGGCCCCTATTCTTCCTGACTGGACCAAGTATGGTGCCCAAGCTCCCAGCAAGCTTGAGCAGGATATGTGGGTTCGCTCCTATCCCAATCACAATATCGGTCTTCCCTTTGGTGCTGCCTCTGGCCTGTGTGCTATCGACATCGATACCGAAGACGAAGACCTGATCGCTGCCATCCTTGAAATTCTCCCTCCGACTCCGTGGACTCGTGTGGGTGCCAAGGGTATGGGTCTGATCTACAAGTGGTCGGGCCAGCGCAACTTCAAGCTGCGTGGCGAAGAAGGTGGCATGATCTTGGAATTCCTCGGCATGGGCAACCAGATGGTTGTTCCTCCGTCGATCCACCCTGACACGAAGCGTCCTTACACTTCTGACAACAATCTCTACGACGTCATGGATCAGATCGTTGGTCTGCCTAATGACATCGATCAGCAGTTGCGTGAGCTTCTGGGGAACAAGGGATTCGCTGTCAGCAAGGGAACTCGCTCGGGTCCTGTTGATGTTGTGCCGGAAGGTGAACGTGACGTCCAGATGGTCCGTCATGCGGGCTATCTTGCTCGTGTGGTTCTCGGCATGGACAAGGCCAACCAGTTCTCGCTGGGTGAGGCCATCGAGCAGATGACTCACTGGGTTCGCACCTACACGGCTACCGTGGCCGGTGATGATATGGACCCCGGTAAGGGCGTTGCGAAGCTTCTCGAATTCATCATGAAGGACCTTGAGAAGGGTAAGTCTCTGCCGGAAGGTTGGGACTCGGACATGGGCGAGCATTGGGACGACAACGAAACCATCCAGCTTATCCGTGAGAAGAACCAAGTCTCTCGCTGGACTGTCTCGAAGGCTCGTGACTGGCTCAAGGGCAAGATCGACGAGCAGCCTCACGACGATGATTGGTCGATGGCTAGGGTCCAAGAGCTTCTGCAACTGGTGGCCAAGGATGACAAGTTCACGGAAATGGATTTCCGTGCGCTGATCGGCTACATTCAGAAGACTGCTGGCAACGAGGACCTCAAGTTCGGCAAGGCCGATCTGCTGCAAGGCTACAAGGCTGCGAAGCGTGAGGCCGAAGGTGGTGAGGATTGGGAAGACCACGAGACGATTGCCCGTGCTGTTCTCGAACAGATCGAGCGGGTTGGCGAGTTGCGCTTCGACAAGGATCGTTTCTTCCAGTGGAACGGTTCATGCTTCAAGCATCTGCCGCACGAGGAAATCTACATGGACATTGCGAGCAACATCAAGGGAAGCAAACTGGTGCAGCGTCACAATGACTATGCCTCAGTGACCAAGGTGCTTGAGCGTATGTGTCGTCAGCCTCTGACCGAAGCCTACGAGACGGGTATCAACTTCGCCAACGGTTGGGTCAACGAGAACCTCGATGTCATGGATCATGCGGCCAAGTATGGGGCAACCTTCACTCTGCCGTTTGAATACCGCCCTGAACTTGCCTCTCGCTGCAACAGGTTCTTCGAGTTCCTGACTGACTGCTGGGGCAACGAAGACGATTTCCAAGAGCGGGTTCAGGCTTTGCAGGAAGCTATGGCTGCGTCGATGTTCGGCATTGCCACTGACTATCAGCGGGCGTTCCTGCTGGTGGGTAAGGCTGGCACGGGTAAGACCGTTCTGCTGGACATTCTGGGATCGCTCGTTCCTCCGCAGGGTATGAGTTCGCTCAGCCCTGAACAGTGGGGCAAGGAGTTCTCTCAGACCAGTCTGATCGGGAAGATACTGAATATCTGTCCTGAGCTTCCTGAGAGTGGTGCCATTGCTGGCAACACCTTCAAGGCTGTTGTCGAAGGCTCTCCGCAGGAAACCTGTTACAAGGGTCGGGACAGATTCCTGTATCGTCCGATGTGCGCT